TTGAACAGTTTTTACAACTAAGCTTCCCGTAAAAAATCCCTGATTTCCATCTAAAGAGTGCCAAATTTCAACAAAAGTACCAGATCCAGCCGCGTCAATCTCTTTTCTTAATGATGAGGTAGAATTAGTATCGATAGCCAGATCTGCTACATACACTCCTGTTAGAAAGTTGTTATTTATAGAGTGTTGTGATGCTGTAACTATCTTTTCAAAATAGGTTGAGCTAGAAACAGATCCAGAAGTAAGTCGTAAAGCTAAAGAATTTTGTCCAGAAATCTCGGCGCCGTTGAATATGATATTTGCAGGTACTCCAAAATGAAAGTTGTTTAGAAACAAAGAACCAGACAGATCAAAGTAAAAATTTAGATGATCATCTTGAATTGAGTCATCAAAAACAACATCTATAATAGGTTGAAAGCTCGGATCGTTTGCATGTCTTGAAACAAATCTCTTAACAAACCTTGATTTTTGATCGGTTTCTTGTGTTCCTGAAAAGCTGATTCTAAATCCATGATCTGGTATTAGACCAATTAATGTGGCAGAAAGAATCTCTGTTACGTCTATTTCTAAGTCTTCATCACCTGTAGTAAACCTTTGTGTTACAAACAAGTTCTGCAATCCTGACCCTATGTTTCCAGTCTCTATGATATCAAGACCAGTGGAGCCGAGCGTTCCACTCGCTGAGGCGCCTTCAGCATTCCATACAGAGCTTACAGATGCTGTAATAAAGTTGGCAACGTCTAAGTCCCTAAAGACTCTCACGTCCCTTCCTATGCCCTCATCGAAGGATTGAGATAGTGGAAAAACAGCTATTGTAAAATTCGATGGAACAGTGTGTCCTTGGGACACGTCCTTCATCTTAAGCGTAGCTTTAAAAGTATTGTCAGAAAGGTCTAGGATCGAGCCTGTAAGGCTTCGAAGTGGATCTAAATCAAAGTGAATCAGAAGTCTTGATATTTCATCTACATTATTGACGCCAGATATAGAAGACTCATCATAAAGCTTGAATAAGTCAAGTGTTCCAGCAAGACCGACATTTGCATCCGTAACTCGACTTCCGTTGATTACCTTATTGGTAATCATTGTATCTTTATCAGATTTTAATCTTTTATACATTAGACTCCATTTCCTGATATGTCAAAATTAGGGTACTTCAATTCAAATATTCCACCATCTGGAGGGAACAACATTCCCTTCATTGTATTTGTTGATACATTAATTGTATTGCTACTATATAGTCTTTCCTTAATTCTGCCGCTAAGATTTCTAAACTTTAAGTTTGTTACAGAAATGACACCAGGATTATTGAACACTATATTTCTTACATCAGAGATTCTTATTGGTTGATCTATTTGGAAATTTCCAATAATAAAGAATTTCTGAAGTCTTGAAATTATTTTTTGAACTATAAGGTTCTTATTAGTTAACGGTTCTGTAACTATCTCAAATTCAACACCGATGTTTACTACAGGTGCATCAAGAATATCAATCGCATCAGATATCATTCTAAATTCATTCAAGTAGGTAATTAGGTTTTCTTTCAGGGAATCAGGAGATACTGTGAGAGATCCTTCTGAGTCTCTACTGATAATGAATAGCTGGGCGGCTAATGGGTTGATTGGGTTTGAACGAACGCCAGCCCTAAAGACTCTTCCGAAACTACTTGGCATAGTATAAACTCTTGCTAAGAGGTCTTCTCTTGTTACAATTCTTGACTGAGAATTTCTAGCAGAAGGAACCTTTGTTTTCAGCTCATTTATTGTTGGGGCATTTTCTCCACCACGTGCAGGAAACTCATTGTCGACAGAAGTTGTTGCTCTTACTTGAGAAGCTATAGCTGCTTGAGGAGTACTAGGAAAACTCATCAATAGAGTAGATATGGTCTGTATTGTTGTAGATGACACATTGTGACTCAATCCACCACCGTATCTGTAAGTTACTGAAATCGTTACTCCCTGAGGGGCAATTCCCAAAGTTCTTGTATCTAACAAACTATTTGGATCAATCGAAAATCTTTGAAAAGTATTTTTTCCATAAAGTGGTACAGCGAACTCACTTGGGTCTGGGATTATGTCATTATCTAAACTGTTCGCGGTTCCACCACCAAATCGCATTGTTGAAAGTCTTGTGCTGATGCTTGTATCTAAAGTAAACCTGAATGGAGCTGGCGCCATCTCCAATAACTGCTCTACAAGATTGGAGTCAGAACGAGGATTTGGCATACCTTTAAACACTGTATCTTGAGTCAAAGACCCAACTCGATAATAAACATTTCCGTCACTATCAACAACGTCGCTTATTTGAGTAACATTTTCGCTATCAAGAGTAATTGTTCTAAACGGTACAAAATTGTTTGGAATAATAAATGTTTCAGTTCGAGAAAACCCAGATACTGCAAGACCTTTCAGGCTCATGAGTAATGTTCTTGGAGATCCATCTGCGTTTGTTTCGCCTATTTTTATTTCAGCAACGAAATTTCCGTCTTCGTTCTTTTTTGAAAAATCCAAATTTTCTGTCAATTCAAATCTTGTTCCATTGTTTGCAGCAGCTATTGTGCCCTGTAGGATAATGGGAACAGCTGTTGGGTCTGGCTCGAAAATAGCGCCAACCTTTACCGCTGGTATTTCGATAAAGAATGAAAGTTCAACAACTGCTGGTGAATTTCCTGTAATATCAACACCAGCATCCCTTATAAGATTTTCAATATTATCAGACTCTACAGCTGTATCAATAAAAAGCTCTCCAAACTGATGATCCAAATAAAATGACATAACATCGCCAGTATAGGCTGCTAAGTCTATCAACATGCCACCCATTCCAGCTTCAGAGAAGTCCTGAATCCTATCGGGATAAAATGCCCGTGCATACTGAATTAAATCAGATCGCAATGAGCTAAAGTCTTTATTTAGAAAATTCCTTTGACGAACAGGTAAAACCCCTTTTTTTGTATTAATAGGCATATATCATTAAGCTCCAATAAAGAAACGGGCTTCCAATCCTTGATTGGATATTCGAAGAGAAGGCACACTATAAAATATCCTTAAAACAACTTTTGCGACCGCTTCATTGTCGAAATTGTCAATAGTTCTTTCCATCTTATCCAAACTTACATAAGGCATAAATCTAGAAACAGCAGTCTTGATACGCGTAAGAAGCTCATTATCAAAAATATCAGAACTTAATTCCAAAGTTAATTCTCTCAAATTTGCTCCAAAATTATATAAACCAAGGCGCTCGCCATGATTAGTTAATATTAAATTTCTAAGATTGTCACGAATTTGCTTGCCAATATCAAAATGCATAGCAAATATCCCTTCGCTGCCTTGACCTAATCTCATTGGTGTTCTTATCCCTAATGGCCGATTCTCTAAAGGATTAGGCTGTTTAGGCGTAGTTGTTTGAATTCCAACGCTTTTAAAGTCATATGTTTTTACTTCTGCCATGAATTAAGCCTTATCTATAGTTATTCTTCCTATGGGACTTATTCTGAACGAACTTTCTTAGATGCTGATGAAATACTTCCAAAGTCTGCGGGTGGTCCTGTTGGTGGAACTACAGATCCTGGAACAAGTGCATTGACATATACGGCAATTTGAGTCAGCGCTGTTGTTACTTGGGAAATCCAAGCTAACATGCCAGGATCCGCAGACGCCTTGTCAGTCAATCTAGCTACTCCCAATGACGCATTAGCATTACCTAAGCTGATGGACCTCCCTCCTACAAGCCTAATGTTTCCTGAAGAATCCATAACAATTGCTGACTCTCCAGATCTAAGCTTTAGATCTTGCCTTGCATCAACCCTAAATTGATCCGTAATAACACCTAATGCAGGCTTATTCCCAATTGTGGGAGGTACTCCAGGAATCAACATTTTCATATTTAGGTCAATATCTGTTTTTGCAGATACATAAACCCTTGTCTTGTCATTTATGAAATCAGGGTCGCCCTCACGAACATTTTCTTTCTTTTTCCTTTTTTCTGGAGTCTTGTCAGTCTCTTTGTCTCCACGACTATTCTCAATAGACACAGGGGCTGTTGGAGTTCCCTCTTGACCATATCCAACCACGATATCTATTGTTGGAGAATTTTTCTTTGGAGGATCTGTGGCTGCGCCAGTTCGATCCATTCCAAAAACAATTCTAGAACCATTGCTTCCCTGAACAACCTTATCTCCAGGCCTTTTTGTAAATCTAGGAACAGCCTCCTTAATGATCATCTTATTAGATTTGGCTTCTTTATCTATTTTCTTATAAGAGTCTCCACCTGCTAAGGTGTGTTGTTCCTCATCATCGCCTCCATTTACAAAATCGGGTGGTGGTGGTGTTTCGCCCATAAACTTATCTCTCGTAGAAAGCCCATCATTATGTTGATACTTTCTATCTGCATGAGTAAAGTTTAGGTCATCTGTATCCATTGGCTGAGGCACTCGTCTCCACCAATACCCAATTTGATCGTTTACCTCATAATCAACAAAAAAAACAAATACGTGCTCGCCTGGCTTTACGGGCTCTGCGTCATAAATTCCCATTGGGAATAGTATTCTAGGAGAAGAGTCAAAATGATCTTGGTTTCTAGTTATAATTCTTCCAACAATTGAATTTCTAGGTGCTCTTTTTACAAGTTCTGGGGTTAATGTGGATGACTCTAGATCAGATATTTCCTCACTACTTAAAATCTTCGGATTCACTAAAACATCTGTCACCACTGCTACATGAAGGACAGGAGCGCCTAACGTTCCTCTTTGACTCTCAATCTCTTCAGAAATATCCGACTCATTCTGAAGAGCCTTTCGAGAACCATTAAATCCAGAACCAGACATTTTAGCCTTTTTGACCTCTCATCTTTTCCATTTCTTGAAATAGATCATGTGGACTCACTTCTGCTTCTGTCTCTTTATCCTCTAAGGCCTTTTGAACAAGGTTTGACAACTTAATAAGTTGCTCATTAGACTTCTCCATCCTCTCAAGATACTTTGTCAGTTGAACGCCCAACATTGCATGCTTGTCAGAATCTTTCATCACATGCGGTAAAAGGTTCATAAAGCACAAGTTTGCACTCTGTCTATCAGATATTGCATTCTTATAGATCTGCCTCCAAAGCAACTTATGCTTTAGATTTGTTGATTCTATTGACTCCAAAAGATCATCAAAATCTTTTAGCATCTTCTCATGTTCTTTTTTGCTAGAAGATTCCAAAGTCATCATTACCCCTCAACTCTTTGTAGTGTTTTTTTATAACGGCCATATTTGTTGTCAATTGCTTTGCACTCAAACCTGTCATTTCACGAATGTAAAAGAATACCGCTCTTTTATTCAGAAGGTCTACTTGCTCAATGTACTTAAATATGAAGATAATTGATTCTATCGTCTTAATCTCAGACTCATTTTTCAATCTTGTTCTTATTTCTGCTAACAATTGAGCAATTTCATCATTAAACTCTTTACTAATAATCTGATCATCTGGGGATGGTACAGTGTAATGGTCTACTAATGCTTCTTGTTCCGACATCTGCATAGAGTCAGGTGCATCTAAACTCACATTTCTTTTTGTTTTTGTAAGTCTATTTTTATTTTTAATGATTAAAAAGTTTTTTGCAACAATATTGAAGTAAGAAAATGCTTTCGTACCTCTTTCTGACTTATATTTTGGTAATGTCTGATATAAAAACGTAATACAGTCAGACTTTAGATCCTCGAATGAGTCATGGTGACCTTGAAATCCATGTATAAAAATTAGATTTTCAACCAACTTATCAAAAGATGGTTGAATTTCTGACTGATATATTTTTTGCTGTTCGTTCTTATCTTCTTTTCTATACTGAAATGCGACGATCGAAGCCTGTGTGTCATCATTGAAGTAAGGCTTTGTTCCTTTCTTTCGTCGTCTTCCTACTCGTCTCTTTCTAACCTTCTTCTTTCCTAATAATGTACTCAATTCATTTATTCTTCTTCT